CTGTGGTCCCTGCAATGCACCCTGCAATGCAAACCACGGCCCTCTTATCCCAGGATGCCTGCGTGAACACTGATCGCTGCTTTAACGGTCCTGGAGGCGCGTAGCTCAACTGGTAGAGCACCCCACCGATAATGGGGAGGTTGTAGGTTCAAGTCCTGCCGCGCCGACCAACGTGCCTATCAAAAAGCAAAACTGATAGGCAATTCCTTGTCTGGAAAAGGGAAGATCACACCCCTCCTTAGGGGGTGACCCCACCGTAAGATGACAACGTGAAATACCTGACCCTTCTACTACTGGATGCGTCCAGTGGCCGGAGGACAATCTCGTTGTTTCTGATGTCTGACTACGGAGAACAAGAAACCACAACCCAGACAACAGGATTATACACATGCCAGACTTTTTGGTTTCCCGCTCCGGTCAGATCAATGCCGAGGGCGGCGACCGCGAACTCTTCCTCAAGGTGTTCGGCGGCGAAGTAATGACGGCGTTCCGCCGCAAGACCGCGTTCGCAGAGCGCCATCGTGTGCGTCAGATCGCCCACGGTAAGTCGGCCCAGTTCCCGGCAACTGGCCGCATCGGTACTCGGAACCACACCCCCGGCACGAAGATCGACGGCCAGTCCGTCAACCACAACGAGCAGGTCATCACCATTGACGACAAGCTCATTGCGGATGTCTTCATCGCGGACGTGGACGAGGCCATGAACCACTACGACGTGCGTTCGGAATACTCGTTCCAGTGTGGTGAGGCGCTTGCGCAACACTACGACAAGAACGTCGCTCGCGTTGGCGTACAGGCCGCGCGTTCGGAGAACCCCGTTGACGATCTCCCCGGTGGCTCGACCATCGTAGCCGCCGACGTGGACAGCGACAGCGATGTCCTGGGTGAGGCACTGTTCTCGGCCCAGCAGAACTTCGATGAGAAGGACGTTCCCGAGAACGACCGCTTCGCCTTTGTGAAGCCCGCGCAGTTCTACTCGCTGGCGCAGAACAAGACGTACATCAACCGCGACTACGACGGCGCTGGTTCGATCTCCAAGGGCACCATCTACACCGTGGGTGGCCTCCCGATCATCAAGACGAACAACCTTGCTGATGAGGACGATACCTCCAACGACGACATCCATGAGAAGTACCGCGACGACTTCTCGGGCGTGACCGCACTGGTCATGAACCGACAGGCAGTTGGCACGGTCAAGCTCATGGACCTCGGTGTCGAGATGGAATACCAGATGCCTTACCAGGGCACGCTCATCGTGGCGAAGTACCTGGTCGGCCACGGCGTTCTCCGTCCCGACTGCGCGGTTGAAATCCGCCCGGACGAACTCGCTTAATCACTAGCGAGTAGGTCCACGCACGACCTCTTTAGGGGCGCTCCCGGTTAACTCTGGGGGCGTCCCTTTTTTTCATCATCATTCACCCAGGAGGAACCAATCGAGTTCAATCCAGACGCCCTCATGCCCACTACGGAGCGAGAGGCGATCAACACCATGCTGTCGGCCATCGGTGAGACGCCGGTATCCTCGCTGGAGGACGACATCAATGTCGATGCCGCTATCGCCAGGAACATCCTGCGAACCACCAGCCGACAGGTCCAGACCCGAGGGCTCAACTCGAACACCGAGAAGGGCTACCGGATCACACCAAATTCAACGGGCGAGATCGTTCTCCCCGGCAACGTGATCGAAGCAGACGAGATAAAGCCCACGACCAACACCGAGCGTGACCTCGTGGTGCGCGGCAAGCGCCTCTATGACCGGCGCGGCCACACCTACAACATCGGGGAGCCTGTCTACGTGGACATGATCCTCAACATGCCCTTCGAGCACCTCCCAGAGGCCACCCGCCACTACATCACGATCCGCGCGGCGCGCATCTTCCATGATCGCGTGATGGGCGACGAGGCCACCCATATGTTCACCAAGGATGACGAGATGGAAGCTCGCTCCGCGTTCCGCCAGTCCGAGATCAGGACCAAGGGCGCGAACCTCCTACGCAACCGCCACGCCGCAGCGATCCTTCGCCGCCGCAATGGTCGCCCCTTGAGGGTCTCCTCGGGCCGCTAAGATGGCAAGCATCAGCAGCAGCATTGCGAACCTCATCAATGGGGTCTCGCAACAGTCTCCCAGCCTCCGCCTAGCCACCCAGTGCGACGAACAGATCAACGCCTACTCGACGGTAGTTGAGGGTCTCAAGAAGAGGCCCCCGAGGATTTACGTTGGCTCGATCCAGCAGGACGTTGGCGACAGCGCATTCACCCACTTCATCAACCGGGACACCGAGGAGCGTTACTACACGGTAATCGCTGACGGTGACCTCCGCGTGTTCGATGCCAACACCGGCGACGAGCGCACGGTCAACTTCCCCGATGGTAAGGCATACCTTTCCAACAGCAACCCCCGGCATGGCTTCCGAGCCGTCACCGTGGCCGACTTCACGTTCATCACCAACAAGTCGGTCGTGACCGGGCTCGACCCCAACGAGACGGAACCGAGCCGCCCCTTTGAGGCCATCGTGCCTGTCAAGGCGGGCAACTACGGGCGCTGGTATCGCATCTTCGTCAATGACGTGGAGGTCGCGGGCTACCGCCCAGGCGACGGCGTGGGGACAGACCCCGAGACCGACGTTGACACCATCGACACCACCAACATCGCCAAGGCGCTGGCAGAGGGCGCAGACGGGGTGAACTTCCCTACCTCCCATACAGCCGAGTTCGGGAACAACCTGGAGGACAACCTCCCCAGCGGCTTCTCATGGACCCGGTACGAGGATGTCCTCTACATCACCGGCAACTCGGACTTCACCATCCGAACCGAGGACGGCTTCGCGCAGCAGTCCATGTACGCGCTCAAGGACGAGACGCAGAACTTCTCCCGGCTTCCCCCGAGCGGACCAGACGGCTTCGTCATCAAGGTCTTCGGGAGCCAGGAGAACGACATGGACCACTACTTCGTCCGGTTCAACGGCAAGGTGTGGCGCGAGTGCCCCGAACCTGGGGTGCGAACGACGCTCCTCCCATCGACCATGCCGCACACCCTCATCTCCGAGGCAGACGGCACGTTCACCTTCAAGTCCCAGGAGTGGGACACGAGGGTATCGGGCGACGAAGAGATCGTTCCCCCGCCGAGCTTCATCGGCAGGACCATCTCCGACGTGACCTTCCATAAGAACCGCCTGGGCTTCCTGTCCGACGAGACGTTCATCGCCTCCAGGGCAGGGGACTTCTTCAACTTCTGGAGGACGACGGCCCTACAAATCCTGGACGATGACCCCATCGACGTGGACACCACCCACGACAAGGTGTCGATCCTCAACTTCGCGGTTCCCTGGGCAAACGACCTGTTCCTCTTCTCGGACCAGACGCAGTTCGCCCTGGAGGCCGACAACCTCCTATCACCCAGGACGGTCTCCATCGACCCCACAACGGAGTTCGAGAGTTCCACCACGGCCAAGCCCGTGTCGTCGGGGCGCTACATCTACTTCGCCGCCGACCGTGGCGACCATTCGTCCTTCCACGAGTATTTCCTGATGGACGACATGGCTGGCACCTACGACACCAACGACATCACCGGGCACGCCCCGTCGTATGTCCCCACGGGTATCTTCAAGGTCACCACCTCCGCGTCCGAGAGCGTCCTAGCGGCGGTCTCCAGCGAGGAGCCTCGGACCATCTACATCTACGTCTACTACTGGGACGACCGGCAGAAGCTACAGTCCTCCTGGAGCAAGTGGGAGATCGAGGAGGGATCAACGATCCTCAACGTGGACATCGTGAACTCCGAGATGTTCATGCTGGTTCGCTACGAGGACGGCCAGACTGCCCTCGAACGCATTCCCATCGACCCGGCCTACACCGACCCCGAAGGCGAATACGCCACCCTCCTGGACCGCAGGGTCCACAGCGACGACCTCGGCTCTGTCAGCTATGACGAGGAGGAGGATACTTCGACCTTCACGCTTCCCTACGAGGCTGATGAGATCGAGGTGGCCTCGGCTGATGGGCGGCATGTGTTCGTTGAGGACGTGAGCGGCGACCAAGTGACGGTTCGCGGCGACCTCACCGATACCGACTTCTGGGCGGGCGTCCCCTACGAGATGCTCTACCGCTTCTCCGAGTTCTTCATTCGTGAGGAGGCTACGGGCGGCGGCATCACGATCCGCACAGGCGGGCGCATCCAGCTTCGCTACCTGACCCTGGTCTACAACGAGACAGCTCACTTCGAGGTCCATGTGACACCGAAGAACCGCAAGACG